GGCCGCAGGAAGTTGGCCGGCAGGCGGGGGGTTTTCGTTTGGCACGCCGAACGGCACAAGGCGATTCAGGGCAGCTTGTCGACGTCCACACGCCTGACACGGCTTGATCCCGATGGCCTTGGTCGCGGCAGCAACGACATCACCCAGGCCGCGGAAACCCTGCTTGGGTTGTTCCGGCGTTACCTGTGCGGGTGCGGGTTGATCTACATCCGTGACGATAAACAACGGCGGTCGGCGAAGATCACCGTTGCGAGTGACTCTGCGTTCGCATGATCCGCACCCAGCCAAGTCCAACCCAAGCTCGCATTGCGGCGTGACCTCTTTGATGCGATATGAGGTGCAATCAATGATCGGGAGCGAAATGGTGTCGCCCATCAAATTGATGTGGCCCATGATGGGACGATTGCTCATGTTATTGCGATTACCGATCCGTCTGTAGTGCAACGGTATGAGGTTGATTGGAACGAACGCAAACACGGTTGCGGCAACGGATGGTCGATGTTCCATTGCTCACAATCCTCACCCGGAGGACAACACAGGGCGGGGGTGTATTGGAACGGGTACGAGTAGCACCAGCTCTTGGGTTCAAATTGCCCAGGGCAAAGGTTTCGCCATCCGACCTGGACAACAGTACTGCCCACCACAATGTTGTTGAGCGGCCAACCAACGCGAGATTGGCAACCAGCCACGGTCTCGTAGTAGTTGATGTCCGTGCAGATGCTTGTGTTGGAGGATGGCTCTTCCACGCGCCGCATGGTGTATCGGAAGTTGTTGGAGTATTCCGGGAACGACAGGCACTTCAACACATACGGGTATTCCGTACCCACGGCAGATATCGCGCAATTAATGACATCGCCCACCGTGGAATAGTCGGAGCGGAGCCGCTGGGAAGCGCAGACGTACCAGCGCGGACTAGATGCTCGGAGCCAAACACGGATCTGCGCCCCGCCGTTGATGAAGGCCACGCGGTCAACGTAGAGCGTGTCGCCAAACGATGCCGGCGGTCTCTCGTTTGGTGATGCCTGCGGACACGCGAAGCATGACTGCCGGAAGCCGAACCAAAAGAACGCGGACCACGGGCCAATACCCGAGGCCTGCACGAGTGCGCCGATTCTGCTGTTGACCTTGGCAGCAATGTGCGCGGCGTTACCCGAGAACATGATGGTGGTGAGGTCGCACACTCGCACATAGGGAACGGTAAACACGCCCCACCCTGTGTTGACCGGGCCAGTAGTCACCTCAACAACGGGATACTCGCCCGTGATGAATGTCTCGTTGAGTTGCGCCTGGGCTGTCGGAGATCCGAAAACGATGTCCGGCGCAAAGCAGGCATCAAAGGTCAGTTGTAGAACGTCCTCAACGTGATCTTGTCCGTTGCACAGGTTGACCGAATAGCAAGTCGTGTAGTTGTAGGTCTCAAACCTGTCCTCAAAGGAGCTGCAAAAATCAGGATCGACATCGCAGTTTGGCGTTGAACCGCAGCAGTCGCCTTCCGGGTCGCAATCGGGGCAGTCCATGTATTTGAGGAAATACTGCGTTACCGAATAGTTGGTCGGGCATGGGGCCGGAAAATCGTTGACGGTGCAGAGGCTCAAATTCTGCACCATGCCGATGGTCAGGTTGTCATGCTCAACGGGCGGCCCGTGGTCGCACCGCACGGGCCATGTCACGCCGATGGTTTCGATGCATTGAGTAGCCGACGAAGAAACGGTGACAGGCACGGCCGTTCCAACCTGATCAGCAAGGGTGTAGCATTGCGCCACCAACTCCTCGCATGGATCTTGTGGGATTTCAATATTGGCCCCAGGCAATTTGATGATTTGGCCGGGATCTGTTTTGACTTGTGGCTCGGGGTAGCAACATGGATCGCCAGTTGTTGCCTTGTTGCTGATCTTCAGGAGCCGGCCAACATTGATCGGACGGGTTGGGACTAGTGGCGGGCATACCGCAACCGTTTCATACCCCGTCAGGATGTAAACGCAGCAGTCGTAGGCGATGTAGTAGCAGAGATTCGTGATGTCCGGCGGCAGGGAAATGCCGATGGAGGTCAGGTAACTCTCGCAGAAATCAATTCGAGTCGGAGCCGCGCCGCAATCCGATTGACAGCAGTAGTCCTCAAAGAAATCGGGACACTTGATTGCATACCACAACCGCGGCAATGGAGGCGGCGGCGGTTGTTCGCAACAACAGGAGGCGTTCAGGCTCCCGCTCATGCCACGATGACGAGCGCAGCAATGAAGATGAGCAGGCGCGTCACTTGATGATCCCGCGCTTGCAGAGGTAGATGCCGCCGGCAACGCCGAGGCAGAAGCAAAGGGCGGCCGCCCACACCGAGCCAACGAAACTGGAGAGGTCTGCGAGAAGCATCATCAAGCCTTTCTTCGGGTCTGCGCCTTGCGGAACGCCGCGTCGAATTCCGGGTCTTGCGCCCGCATCGCGGCAACGTACTCCCGATCCCCTTCGGGTCGGTTGGGATCTAGCATATCCACGGCGAGTTCCGCCGCGGCTACCTTTTTACGAGGCAGCCACCCAATTGCAACGCGCACGAAAGTGCCAATGCCGGAATTCCAGACTAGGAACGCGATGCCCGCCACCGCCACGCCGATGCCCCACCACCGCAGGGTCGAAAGCCATGCCGGGGTGATGTCCTGCACCTGGGTGAGCTGAACGTGGATGTCGGCCGCCGTGGTGTCAATGCGCGTGGCGCGCTCCACCACCTCCGCATCCTTGATGGCGTGGCCGTGGTCAATGAGCGCTTGGGCATCCGTGCGGATGGCGTTCGTATCACCCGCGATACGTTCCACCGGGCTGCACGCGACCGCCAGCAGGGCCACCGCCGCAAGGGCAAGCCATACCCGGCTCATCGCTTTTCGATCTTCCCCACGCGCTCCTCGAGCGCCCCGATGCGGACGTTGATAACCCGGATCTGTGCATTGCCCTCCCCGGTTGCGTGCTGGATTTTCTCCATCTCCGATGCCATCTTGTCCAAGGCGCGCGTCTGCTGCTCGTCCCGTTCGCTGCGCTGTCCCGCGTAGACGAACGCCCCGGCAATGGCAATGATCGCCACCGCAAGCTGCGCGGGCTTCATCCAAAATTCGACGGCATTCTTGGTTTCGATGGTCATGGCTCACCACGAGGAAATAATGCAGATGAGGCCACCGCCACCGTTGCCGCCAGCGCCCGTAGCGGTAGACGATCCGCCAGATCCGCCGCCGCCCGCGCCGAAGCCACCGATGCCACCCGCTGCGCTTGTGCCGCTTGACGAGGTGCTACCACCGCCACCCGAACCGTAGAAGCCCACGTTGCTGCCTGCCCCGCCTGTACCCGCGCCGCCCGTGCCAATGCCAACCCGCGTAGCTCCTGATCCGCCGGCGTAAGTCGTGCCGCCCGATGACATCCCGCCCCCACCACCGCCGCCTGGTGCGCCCTGCGAAGTGCTAGCAGTCGTTCCAATCGCAGCCGTGCCGCCCGTGCCACCAGCACCACCAAGCCACAATGCGTTGGTCGTGAGAGCCGCACCGCCAGCGCCGCCCGAATTTGTGCCGCCTGCGCCAAAGTTGCCGCCAACCGCCGATGCGTAGGTTATGCCTGAAGCAGACAGCGAAGATGTTCCGCCAGCCGTGCCTGGGTTGCCGTTAGTGCTTGCAGATACACCCGCTCCACCCGTGCCATTCGTACCGACCGTAACGGTAAGAGATCCAGGAAGTGCCACAGCGCGATACGTCAGCTCCGTGATCCCGCCGCCGCCACCACCTCCGCCGCCGCCCTTATTGGCTGATGCGTGGGCATGGCCGCTGCCGCCGCCACCACCCGCGCCGATGCACACAATCTGCACCGTGCGGCAGCCGCTCGGCTTCGTCCATGTCCCGGAGGTCGTAAAGAGCTGCACATCGACACCCGCCCCAGGCTCCCATTGAGTCGTGCCGGAAACGTAGCGCAGCAAGTCGCCATTGGTCGGGGCCGATGACGAAACGGCCGTGCCTTGAATCTTGGCAACGGTCGGGGATGGGTAGGTTCCTGACAGGTCGCCCGAGGCCGCCCCGGTAGGCGCTCGAGAGTTTGACAGGCGCGCATCGTTGCCAACGCACGCCGTGGTCGATGCCGTGCCGAACGACACCGTAAACGTCCGGCTAGCGGTCAGATCGCCGCCACCCGTCAGGCCCGTGCCTGCGGTAAGGACGATGCTATTCGCCGCCTTGGCCGCAAGGTCGGTGGTCAGGTTGGCGACCTGCGACTGCGCGAGTCCTGCGGCGGGGATAGGGTCGCTGCCGGCGCTGCCGTGACTGCTGCCGTGAGAAGTCGGCGTGCGCGCATTAGAGAGGCGCGCGTCATCGCCTTCGCACACGGTTTCCGACAGCGTGCCAAACAGCACCTGCAACGCCACATTGCTTGCAAGTGTGCCGCCGCCGGACAACCCAGCGCCAGCAATGATCGAACGGGTGGTCGGGACTTTGGCCGCGAGGTCCGTAGTCAGGTTCAAGACTTGCGACTGCGACAAACCATCAGCGGGAATCGGATCGCTACCAGCGGACCCGTGCGAGCTACCGTGCGTGGACGGGGTTCGGGCGTTCGACAGGCGGCTATCCGTAGCCTCTACGATCTTGCCCGCCGTAGCCGCGCCGCTGGCTGCAAAGTCCGCGGCAATGGTTCCGGTGGCGGTAATCGTTCCGCCTGTCAGGCCCGTGCCAGCGGTCACGCTGACAACCGCGCCGGCTGATACGGTCACGCCTGAATCAACCACCGAGATGGATATTTGGTCGGGCATTAGACGGACCCCGCGTAGATGTTGACCTGTGCCGAACCGAGCGAGATCAACCGCTTAACCACGCTGCTGGGGAACAGGATGTCAAGGTCATACAGCGCGTTGCCGCACGGGAACGCGTTGGTAATAGCCGAGGGAATCACAAAGGTTCCTACGGTCTTTGCGCCGTTCAACGTGATGTAGTTGGACGTATTGGCAGTCAAAAAGGCCGTTTCGCCCGCTCGAGCCACGCGGAGCCGCCAATCCGTGGCCGTAGACAGCGCGGGGTAGGTCGCAGGCCAATTGCTGACCGTTACCTGTGCCTGAAATTCCGCGCCCTGCTCAAAGATGATGTTCCACGTTGTTGCCATTGTTGCCCTGTCAATTTGAAGAAGAAAATCAGCTTGGCGTGTTACAGGTTACCACCACGGCATTCGGCATTGAGAACCAATATTGCGGTCCAAACGGCGGCTGCCCTCCCGTGTACGAGGTTGGGAATTGCTCCACCATCATCACGATGGTGTTGTTGCAAATTGGATTCGCAGAAATTTTGGCGTTGCTGTAGTCGCTCTGATACACACCGGGGGCAATTACATTCGACACGTTGCCGTATCCGTAGTTCAGATTCCCATTTTCAGCCATGTTCCTGGCGTTGATGGTTCCGCTTCGTCCATATGCACCGATGGCAACGCTCGGCGTTCCGCCTGCGCTGGACGCCGGATTCGGTTCCACCTCCTCAAAGGTGTAGAGCCAACGCCAATTGGAATACAGCTCCGACCCCGTGATCTTGGCGGGGAACACCCGACACATCGGAGGTGGAACGTCGATGATGGTTGCACCCACAAGGTTTCGGTAGGCCTGGGCGTTGCCCTTGGCCGTCACAAGGTCGGACGGGTTCACCTCCGAAGTGCCTTGCAGTCCGAACCGCCAATCTTCCTCGCGTGCCTCGCTAATCGTGTACGGGGCAAGCTCGCCGTCGATTTCGGCTATCCGGTAAGACACGTTGCCGATCTGACCGATAGTGAAAGACGGGTTACTGTACCATTGAACCCAGCCAGCCCACACCGTCCGCCCGAATGGGATGTTGCTGTTGCGGGAGACGTAATCGTCCCGGATCTTGGTGCGCGAGTTGGCCGGGTTCCATCCCGGCGATGTAGTCAGTTCCGCGCCCGTGGCATCGTTTACCACGATGGACGCATCCGTCAGGTAGGCCGAGCCGATGTCGTTGGGAGCCCGCACCCAGGTAGGGGTAGCGCTCTGCGTATCAACGGCCTGCTGGCTGAAGTTGATGTCGGCCGCTGGGGTGTTGGCGATGGTGACGTTGTTGTAGACCGTCCGCGCCTCCACGCTGCGCCGGGGCATGACCACCGAGGCAATCTGCGGGGCGCGAGCCTGATATCCGTTCGCGTTCCACAGGCTGACTAGCGGGTCCGTGGACAACGCCGCGCCATTGATGGGCTGCATACCCCCGCGCATGGCCGACTTGTAAAGGTTCATCGTCGTGTTGTATTGCTGCTTCAAGGACGTTCGGCTGATAAATCGCGTGCCGCCATCGCTCGCCGATACCACAATCTGTTGATTGGCCGCGGCAATTGCATCAATCAGAAGCGCGAGGCTGACGTTTGGAGACCCGCACAAGTCGCCAAGTCGGCGGATGTATTCCGGGCTTTGCGTGGTAAAACCAGTAGGCATCTCTAGGTTGTCGCCTGTCGCCACCGTTTCAATATCCGTCAGGAGGTCATCGTAGGTGCGATTGGAGTCAACCCGCCAGCGTCCATCGCTTGACCAGGTCGGGGACAGATTGGTGTTGAGGATGGCCGCGCTAGAAAACTTCCAGTACCACCGCTCGTCCACAAGTTCGACCAAAACTACCCCCCCTGATTGACCCCAAAAGAAAGGTTGTGGCGGACGAGCAAAAAGCGCATAAAGGGCGAAAATTCCCCCGTTTGAATCAGAAAGATGAAGTTCGACAAACTCTGATGCGTATAGTTCTGAAATTTTTGTAGATGGTATGAGCAAGCTTACGCGCGTGTGTTGTGTCATGCCCATCGGAACATCTATGCGAAATAAATCCTCTTCTGGAATTCCAATTTGTCGCGCCGTGCTTCGCATTTCCTGCGTGGGAAGCAGCGCGGGAATTCTATAATTACCAGAGTGAATAATGGCGCTTACGGTCATGCGTAGTCCTGGGGAGTGCCGACGTTGTACGCGGCCGCGTTGGTGTTGGCGTTGAACACGGACACGGCGGTGTTCTGCCCGTTTGCATCGGTGTTGAATCCGAGCGATGCTGGGGCGATGACGGTCTGCGTGGGCGACCACCATTGCCGGCGATTTGAAACGGTGCTGTAGCCGTTGCTAGTCACGCCGCCGCCATCGTAGGACTTCAGGGTGCGGGTATACACCCCGATGAACGTGCGCTGGCCGCCCGTATCGACATCGCCGAAGTTGACCTTCCAATCGTCCTTGACCACCACGAAGCCCGCCGGGATCGGACGGAAGATGCGCTGCGGCGGGTTGTTGACCCCCTTAACCGTGGTGACTTCCTCAAGGATCGTGCTTGCCTTGCCAGCCTGGAACACAAAGTCCGCTCCCTCCGTGTAGAGGGTTTGCAAGCGGTGCATCTTGGTATCTGTATAAACGCTCGTGACCGTCTGCGACCGCTCCACGCCTGCGGGTTGACTAAAAGAATTAGTAGTCATGCGCGGCAGCGTGGCAAACGGACCTTGGTTCATGGCCTCGTTGGCGGCATCGAAGTTGGTATCTGGGGCCACCATTGAGGTGGTCGGAGTGCCAGGGCTGCAATAGTCCGTGATGGCGGTGATGACGGCTGCCACGGGCAGGCTGATTGCCACGCCCTGATTCTTGGCCGACAGCTCGTTGTTGTACCAATGCGGGATGGATGCAATGCCCTTGTATCCGCCGTATGGATCCGGGTATTCGGGACAGGTCCGCGTGACCGTGAAGAATTGGCCGATGAGGTTTGCAAGCGGGACGGGCGGAAGCGTGGTAGAGGGAGTCTGATCGCCAGCGAAGGCGTAGCACCGCGCCTGGATCTCCACGCGCACCTTGGACCGCGTCATCATGTCCTGCTCGGAGAACACGATGCGGTCAAGCTGCGACGAGCGGAACGGGATGCGGGTTTGCGCTAGCACCACCGCTGCCCACATCATGTGCCGCACATCGCCATTCACCGGACCCTCAAGGTCACAGTTGAACCGCAGGGTGGCGAAGGTCAGGTCGGTACGGGAACGCTCGTAGATGAATTCGCAGTTACCCGTCAGCGCGCTGTCGGGCAGCTTGATGCGCGCCTGCGTGTCAACGATGGTGTAGATAAGCGAGTTGCCGCTTTCGTTGTATGCAAACGTCTGCGACTCGCGCCGCCAAATGCTGTCATCAGGCGGACGGGTCGGCAGGATGGCCTTTCGGAACAGGTCGGCCCAAGGCGCTTTGCCGTTGACTTGGGCAGCGGTGTTGTCCTCGGCGTAGGTCGTGTCCGCGTTCGTGTTCGACAGGTCAACAACAATGCTGCCCGTGACCGTGCGCGTCATGTGGCCCGCGGCATCAAGAGTGAACGACTGCACCCACCGATGCGACACAATCGGGCAATCGTCCTCCTCGGCCATCGCATTTCCGACGATGGTGAACGTGACCATCGCCGCCTGCCGGCCGCTAATTTCCGTGACGGTCATGGACATCAAAGGACCACGCAGCGCATCCGGCCCGGAGGACTCGTAGACGGCTTCGGTTGCGCCGTCTGCCGTCACCCAAATCTTCACCTCATCGACGCGCCCAGGCTCCTTCTTGGTGAGGTTGGCAAGCGTGGTGTAGGTCGAAGTGCCGTAGGACACCAGCGCGGACCCGGAGATGGTGGTCTCGTAGCGGATCTGCGTGTAGCCGTCCTCCGCGTAGATTGCCCGCGCATCCCACGAGGTGATATTGGCATACGGAAGCGTGAACGTGTTGTCGCCCAGCTTGAACGCGACCCATGTATTGCCGTTGGTAGACATCAGATGCCCTTCATTCCCATAAGTTTCAGATCGGCAAGGAACGGCTGATTAAGCGCGCCGTAGTCAATCTTGGGGTCCGGGGCTTTGCGATTCAGAGCGCGAAGGTCGCGTGCCATCTCTCTGAACGTGGCAACAATGCCGCCCGCAGGATTCATAAAATCAAACAACGCCTGCCCCTGCGCTCCGTAATTTCGACCAACGAAATACCGAGCGATGCTGCTTGACGTACCTCCATAAGAGGACATTTGAATAATTGCCGCAACGGCTTCTGCTGCCTTGGCCATCGCTTCCACGATCTTTGGCATATTGTCCTTCAGGATGTCCACAACATCGGCAACGTATTTTGTGATCGGGCGAAGGAAGATTGCGCCCATGCCAGCGAACGCAGATCGGATTTCCACAAACGCACGCTCAATGCGGCCCACCTCGAGCATCTGTGCGCCAATGGCCCCGCCGTACTGCATCCCCATGCGGAAGCGCGTGTTGACCATCGCAATTTGATTCTGCATCTCGGCGAGCTGGATGCCGGGGCTGTAGTCGCGGAGGTCGCTTGCCACCTCAAGCACAAAGCGATTCAGGGCGAGGAGCGCCTTGCCGACTTCACCTACCACCTTGGTCATCACGGCAAACACACCAGCCACCGCCGTGAACGCCGTGGACGCAAGCCCTGCCGCCGATGCGAGAGCGCCTATTTCGTCGCCTGCTGCGGCAGCAGCTTCAACACCGCTTTCAGCGCCCGCCATCTGACCAACGCCGCTGATGCCTTCAGCTTTGGCGCTGCCCTTCTCGTTGATGTCGATGAGGATGCGTCCGAGGTCTTGCATGGTTACAGTCCGTTCTCAAAGGCGCACACGAAGGTCTCCGTGCCGCGCATCCAACCAACCAAGTCCTCGGCTGGCTCAACCTGACCGCCGTTGCGCCAGGTCAGCGCGATGGTCAGAATGCCGTTGAGGTCGTTCTGATTGAGCAGCACCCGCAGCCCGTCGATGAATTGCTCGATGCCGTTGGAACCGGAGATGCGCTCCGTGGCTCGGTTGACCGGGTCAAGGAGGCCGCGCCACCACACGATGATGTCGATCTTGGCTTCCTGCAAGCCCACGCCCGACCGCCAATGCAGCGCGGTGTCACCGCCTGGGATGACCTGTACCGCGTACTGCGCGATGGTCTCATCACTCGGCCGCTCCGACAGGTACACGGCGCTGCCGTAGCCCTCGGTCACCATCCAGTTGGCAATCTCGGTCAGGAGCGCGTTCCACACCGCTGCGTTCTGCGTAGCCATCAGCCCACCGCCTTCTGATGCTCAAGATTCATGCGGATACGGAAGGCGAGGTCGGCATCCCCGGTAGCAAGCGCAACCGTCTGCTGCGCCACCTCTGCCGATCCCAACGCCATAGCGATGGCCCGTGCCTGAACGATGCTCTGCCGCGCCTCAATCATGGGAATGTTCTGCGCGAGGCCCATAGCAGTCTCCGGGTCAAAGTCGGTGGGAGGCCGCCCATAGGTCGCCAAGAACACGGCGGCCTCCCGTGTCAGTTTCCCGCGTTCTGTACCGCCTTGCCCAACCGGGCAAAGACCGCGAACAGCACCTCGTCGGCGGCCTGCTGGGCCACCTCGGGGGTGCGTGCCACGGCCCGGATCGCGTTGGCGATGTCGGCCACGGTCGGCTGTTCGCCGCCAGCAATGCTGCGCTTCTGCACGGAGGCCACAAGCTCGTTCCATTGGATCACGAGCGCGCCCGTGGGAATGGTCACGCGGAACAGCATCGGGTCGTTGTCTTCGTTCAGGTCAATCATGTGGAGGACGAGGTAGCGAGGACGTTAGTGGACGGGGTCGGGATCGCCTTGAAGGTCAGCCCAAGACGCTGCTCCACGTTGCCGAAGTTGCTGTGGTTGATGGCATCGCCCATGATCATGCACGTTGCGAACGTGTATGAGGTCTTGCCAGCCGTCAGCGGGAGGATCTTCACCCCAAACGTTCCGTTGCCGTTGATGAGCAGACGGCCCACCGTAGTGGTGTATTCCGCGCCGCGCTCCCGCACGGCCAAGGCCGTCAGGTTGGCCGCGTCCCACTTGACCAGGGTGCAGGAGATGACCGCCGTGGTGTTCTGAAGCACCATTTCCTCCGGCACAGCGCCCGAGGCCACGGTCTTGATCTCGTGGACGTTGTCGGTGTAGGTGATCTGCGGAAGGCTGTCGTTGTCGGTCAGTCCGAGGTCAACGTAGCCAGCTCCGAGGTTCACTTGGATCTTGGTTGGGCCTGCGACGAAAATTGCGGTAGCCATCAGCTTCTTCCTTTCAGGATTCGGGCGAGGCCTAGTCTAATCGACTTTCCGATCTCTCCCCATTCATCGTTGGTCGGAATCATAAACGGTCGCTTGGGGACGGTCACGCCTTGCCAAGCCATCACGAAGTCCTTGCCGCGCACCAATCCCTCCTTGGTCGGGTTGCGGCCCGTAGCGTGCGACCGCTTGCCCTTGCGCGTCAGCGGAATGTAGTTCGGGCCGCTGGTCTCAAACCCAAGCTCGTGGAAGATCGCGTGCAGCGGGCCGTAGAGGATGATGGAAACGCCGTTGCCGCCTGTCTGCCCCTTGGCATTCATCTCGCGCATCATCTGCCCGGTGTCGCGCAGGGGCTTCCCCCCAGCGCGGTACGACTCGCCCGTCACGAGGTATTCCTTGACCGTCGTGGGCTTCGCCACGGTCTTGCCGTTCTTCATCTTGCGCTGTCGAACCACGACCGTTTCCCGCGTGGCCTTGATGGCCGCAGAATCCTTTGGCTTGGTCTTGGTCCAATATTCGCCTTTCACCACCGCCAAGGGCTGCAAGGCCGTTTCCCCGCCGTTCTCGTCCCGGCCGCGGCTCTTTGCAATATGTTCCTTGGCGTAGCGTCCTACAAGGTTGGCGATGCCGTTGACCACCATAGGGTCGCGCAGCGCCTTGGCAACGCGCTTGCCCCAGTCGGATGCCATTAGCCGCCCCGGTAGATGCTGGTGGCGCGAGGACGGAAGAACGCGCTGCTGCTCACGTTGTTGTACCAGGCGAGATTGTTGATCGGCACAACGGCCACCTCACCCACGCCGGCATTGGCGGCCTTGGCCACCGCTCCGAAGATCATCTTGCCGTCCCGCAGCGCCTCGAGCATGGCACGGGCCTGGGTCACCCGCGCCTCCACGGCCGGAGTGATCTTCATGGCGCGGCGCTGGAACAGCATCTCGGTCGCTAGGTCCACCGTCAGCATCACGAGGAGGCCATCATTGGCGGCCGCCAGCGCGTTCAGGTCGGTGTCCGTGTAGATGTTCCCCACGCGGGCATACGCCTGCACCACGCTGCTGGCGCGTTGCAGGATGGTGTCCACGAGGCAGTTCGCGCCGGGGTTGTTGCTGCCCGTATCGCTTGAGAGCTGCGCGATGATGTTGGCATCAAGCGATGACTCAAGTTCCGCATAGCCGGCGTACTGTGGCATGGTGTCCCCTTATGCGAACACGGGGGGGCAGGAATCGAAACTCCTGCCCCCCCATGACTGTGGCTAGCGAACGTCAGGTCGTGACATCAAGCACCAGCACGCCGGACACCGGGGCAACCAGTTCCGAGGTGCTGTTGTCGATCACGCGGCCTTCGATGCGACGATCACGCGGATCGTCCCAGTTCTCAACCGTCATGTCCTCAAAGGCGAAAATCTGACAGGTGGAGAACGAGGTGGAACCTTCCACGCCCACCAGGCCACCCGGACGGCTCACGAACACGGCCGAGTTGCCGTAGACGAAGGAGCGGGTGGTGGTGGCAGCACCCTTGCGGGTGGTGACCTTCACGCTGTCATCGACCACGACCTGCACGCCGAACAGGTTCGGCGGGAGGCCGTACTTGGCGAACACATCGTTACCCTGGAGGAAGGGCAGAGCAGCCGGGTAGTTCTTGACGTAGTCACGAACTTCGATGGTCTGCGAGAGCAGATTGGCAATGGTCGGCGAGATGACCATCATGATGTCGGTCTCGCCACGCACCGCGCCGCCCGTGGCAAGCGAGATGCGCTGAAGGGCCGTCTGAATGCCCTTCTGAATGATGTTGGTGGTCGAACCCGTCCACGCAGCACCCGAGATCGCCGTTCCGGTCGCGTAGTAGTTGCCCACGTTGTTGAACGAGGTCTGCGCTGCGCTGCCCACGAGGGCGGTCGCGGTACGCATGGAGCGAGCCGTCATGGCGAGCTGCGCCTTCGCACGAGCGTGCTGGGCGACAACGTCCCACGCGGCCTGCTTCACGGTCTCGTTCGGGATGTAGAACGGGTAGGCGAAGCGAGCAGCGGTGAACGCCACGAAGTCGTGCTGGTTCATCTTGCCGACCGGGCGGTCATTGCCCAGGGGCCAAGCGAACTCGTTCACATCAGTCACGCGGACGTTGTCGTCCGAGTCAAGACGAAGGTAGTAGCCCGTCATCTGCTGGGTGGGAACGATCTGCGCGTACTTCGTGATGGGGAAGGTGTTCACCGCACGGGTGAATTCAACCTGAAGAGCGCCCGTTGCGAGGGCATTGGTGGAGGGGACGAACGTATTCAGTCCGCCACCGACTGCGACATAACTCATGGTAAGACCTCCTTAAGGTCAGGGATCAGATCGCCTTGGTGGCGGGGAGACGGTAAGCCCAAAAGATCGCGCCAACCGACGCGGCCTCAAGAGCAACGAACAGGGCAACATCGCCCGAAGTGGTGGTTGCCACGGCAGCGCCAGCGGTGGTTGCCTTGACGGCATCACCAGCAGCAATAGCGGTGGAGCCGTTGCACTTGAGCTGCACGCAGTTGGACGGCTGGAGGCTGATCGGGTCGCCGGCAGCCGCGTGGAGCGCGGAGTCGAAACGACGAGTCGAACCGTCAGCAGCGCCGACAACGTAGTCAGCAGCAGCGGTGGAAGCCGCGCCCGTGAATGCCGTGGTGGACATCTTCACGATGGCGTAGGGGTTGATGTCGCCGCCTGCGATGAGATTGGGGGAGAACTGAAGCATTTCTGTAGTGTCCTTCTGCGATTAACGCTTGATGCGGGAGTTGATGGCCTTGGCGAACTCTTCCGGCTTTCCGGCGAATTCCTTGACCAACGAGGAGATGTCGCCACCGCTGACGGTCTTCGGCATGGCCGCACGGCTCATGTCGATCTTTGCGCCGATGGGGTCACGGGAGAACAGGGAGCGCCACGACTCAAGCAGGGCAACCGGGTCGCGGCTAGCCTGGAGCTGGGTCATGAGGTTGTCGCGCTGCGACTCGGGGATGCGGTAGCCGTCCTGCTCGAGGATGTCAATCTCGCGGGAGAACTTCTCGCGGCGCACTTCGGCCTCAAGGCGTTCCATGCGGGACTTGAGGCGAGCGTTCTCCGAACGCAGGGCGTAGGTCGAACGGGCAGCCACCACGGGCATGGCATCTTCTTCCTCTTCGATGTCAATCGAATCCGGCGCACCCTCGTGCGAACCAATGTCGATGTGGACGCCGTCCTCGGCATTCTTGGACTTGTATTCCATGTCCGTGATGGTCTCGGCGGACATCTCGTCCTTCTCTTCCTTGGACTCGTCCTCACCGAACTTCTTCTTCATCATGTCAGCGAGTTCGCCGATGGCGCACTTCATCGCCTCAAGCTCTTCGCGGTAATCGTTGGATGCCATTGAGGCTTCCTCCTTGGTGGTCGCCGGGACAAAGGTGTTGAGTCCGCCTCCGACCCCGGCGAGGTCGAAGTTTGACTTGGAACAAGTGATCTTCTTCCCCTCGCGGGCGAAGTGGGTATCGGGCAGCGGCCGGCGCGGGGTCTCGCGGCCCAGCAGGGCCACTTCCGACAGGTGGTTCGATTCAGCCCAAATCTCTGCCGACCGACGCGGGAACGCGTTGGTTGCAATGAGGCTGTCGAAGATGGGCTTGTTCACCTCCATGTCTCCCACAATGTAACCGATGCCATTGCGTTCTTCGTAATTGATCGTGGGAATTCTGCCCACCGCGCTCTTCGGCTCGTCCCCGTTCTTCTCGTGCATGACCACGACCTGGGGGAATGAGCCACGCGCCATGTGGGCGCGGGTGGCGCGGACGATGGACTTCAGGCGCTCGTTGTTGAACCGCTTGAGTTCCGGGTCGGCCTCACCATCGTCAATGGCCGGGTCAAACGCCATGAACAGCTCCACGCGCTCAATCTTGATCTTCTCGCCGTCATCCTGGACGCTGTGCGATGCCTTGCTATTCACGGTCTTGTCCTCCTTGCGGTCAAGTTCCTTGCTCTTGCGGTCGGCCCACGCCTTGCCGGCATCTCCGCCCCACAGAAGCCACGCGATATACCCGGCAGAATCCTTGCCCCAGCCCTCGCCCTTCTTGTCCACCTCGTGGCGGGCGAAGTAGGAGTGCATCCGGCGCACCGTGTCCGGGGACAGGTTCTTGCGGTTCTTGATGTCCCGCGCTCGAGCCACGCCCACCTCCGTGCCGCCACGGCCGTGCTTCTCGCGCAGCGCCAGCCCACGCTCGGCGTTGGCGGCCATCTCGTCGGTTGGCTTGAGGTCAATTTCCATGTCAGGTCAACGCTGATCCCAGCAGGGATGCAACACAAGAGGTCACTACACCGTCGTACCCATTGAGCGCCTGCGCCACTCCAAGGAGGTGAGCCTGTCCAGTCGGGTCATATAGTGAACCGGATGGGGCAGGTCCGTTGGTCAGCTTGATTGCCGAATATCGGGAAGCGATGTCAAACACCGCAACACCATATGCGTCGTTGGCGTTAGTAGCCGCCCAATCACTTGCTCCGGTTGCAACCGCAGCACGCGCCGAGTCCCAGGATGCCACGCTGGTGGTCGGATGCGTCACGGACATCACAAAGGCAAGGTTTGAAATCGACCCGCCAATGGTCTGCCACCGCGCTGCGATACGGTTCCTGATCCGTTCCGCCCCGGCAATCCATGTGCTGCTTGAATCAGGGCCATTGATGCCGCTGTTGAGCCAAACAATGGCGCGACCGGAGCCGCCTGCCATCATCTGACGATCACGGATCTCCTTGAGGAAGGAATCAAGAACCTTGTCACATCCCTCCACCCGATCCGCAAGCTGGGACGTAGTTCGTCCGCCGCTCCCGGTCAGGTTGCTTACAGAATAACCCTTGCGGTTCTTTGCCGTCACGCTCATCCAAAGCGCTGCAAACGGTCCGGTTGGTGCGTTAGGAGCGCCCTGGTTTGCACCGTCCCATGAGCAGTAAACGCCCATGTTTCCACCAACAGCGGTCGTGGTGGTCGTGAAATCAAGCGTAGCAGGAGTCGTGCTGTAGCCAGCCGTACCCGTGTTCGTTTGGAACGACGAGCTGCGCTGGTTCAGACTAAAATCGGACTGATTGAACACACTCAACTTGAACGATCCGCTGCCCGTGGCAAACGTGCCATAGACAAGGCGATACTGCAAGACTTGATTTCCGGTCCCCGCAAGACCGTAGGCAATCGGCTGCTCCTTGTTCACCCAAACGGCGTTGCTTGTACCGCTTGAGGAAGTCCATTGTTCTCCAGCAGCAAGCGCACAAGGAGTCCATTGCCAGTTGTTCGGCTTGAGGAGCATCGTTGTGTCATCGTTCGTGAAGTTCGTGCTGTCAAAGCCAAGTGCTGTCGCGCAAGCGTTGATTGCCGTGTCGCTGGTGTAGCGAACCATCTGCCGCATGGTTCCACCCAAACCACCTCCGCTTGCTGCGCCGTTCAGAGATGTAGTCAAGACAGCGCCGACAAGCGGTGCTTGATCTGCGTTTAGGCTGACAAACGTAGTCGTATTTAGGAAATTGCCACCGGGGAGCAACGGGGTCGCATACATCTGCGCGCCTGCGTACATCCCAAGCGCACGATGCCAAGCAACGTGATACCCGTAGCCGCCAGGACTCAAAGCGTTTGAGTCACCGATGGTGATGATGTCAACGCTGTCCGTGCCGTTGACGAGATCGCGCAGAAACGATCCAGCGCGGGAGCTTCCCGTGACCCCCGAAGCATTTTTGGAGATGCTGAAGTTGAAGAGCTGTCGTGTGCGAATTGCTCTCATTGTGTTTCTTGCTTCAGAGGTTAGACCAGAAGCATCCCATTGTGGGCGTGTCGCTCGATTTGAACTGCGCCGTGACGTAAGACGCACCAGCAAGGTCAATCATCGCGTAAGCAGCTTCCACGTTTGCCGCCGCCGCCGTAGCGGGCGAGTACAGGTTAGCCGCAGGAGTTCCAGCGACCTGCGTGATGCTTGAGAAGGGGCGCGTGTTTGCCACATCAATGGTGTAGTTCGCCGTTGACGACGCTGGGGTAGTAAAGCCAAGCGTAAAGTCCGCAAGGACGGTCGGCAAGTACCAGAAGGTCGTGCCAGCGGCATTAAGGTATTTGCGCCAACCAAGGAGCCGCATACCGATTCCGGTATTTGCGGGCGTTCCTGCGTTAATCATGTACGGCATGACGTACAGCAGGGAGGGGTTCGTCCCACTCACCGAGGACGTATTGATGTCCCACAGGAGGGCGGTTCCCGTTGTGCTAGTCGGAGCGGCGTTGAGTAAGAGGGCTTGCGCGGCGGTGTAGGTTGTAGGGACGCTAGCAACCGATGCGTTGCGAAAGTTCTCTTGGGCGGTGTTGATTACGGGCATTTACAGTTCTCCTCTGCGCTTCATGTCGAGCGCAATGGCTACCGCCTGGTCCTGCGGCTTGCCTTCCTTGATAAGTGTTCGGATCTTGTCGCTGACGGCCTTGTCGGCCTTCTCCATGAGCTTGAGGCCGGCCTTGTCCTGCTCGGTCTCTTCGATCTCGGGCTTGGCAAAACCAGCCGCCTTGCGCTGCGTATTCAGTTCATCTCCCATCGCGTCAAGCTGCTCGGAGATGCGCTCAACTTCATCCTGAAGGCGCTGGCTTTCTTCTGCGGTGACTGCTGCGGACAACGACTGCTTCAGAAGTCTGTCGGCCTTCTGCATCAGGTCGTGCATCTTGCGTTCAAGTTCGCGCATGGCTGGCGTAGCAGGCTTGGCGGCGGTGGCCTTCGGGACGCAGTTGGGAACGTCCTTGCCGTCCTTGGTCTTCATGCCCACGGCCTCGTAGCCCTTCCAGCACGCGTCCTCGAGGCCCATCGCGGCCTTCGCGCCGGGGCGGCTTCCGCGATACACGCGCATCTTGGATTCCGCCGCTTCTGTCCGTGCCTCAATGTCCGCACGCGCAGCATCGTTCGGCGCATTTCGCCACGCCTTGTCCCATGCGTTGTGTCGTGCTAGCGCAGTCTTGTACGCAGCGTCACCCGCAGCTCGGATTGTGCGGTCGGACGGGGTGATTTGGTACTGGGAATCTCCGAGAATCTTGCGGCTAACGGCATCGCGGGCGGCAAGAGCGGCGTACTCCGCTTCTGTCACACGAATGGGCGTAATTGCCATCGTGGACTTCTCGCCGGGGCGGGAATGCCGTCCGCTCTCGTAAAGGTTCATCACCTCAATGTTCATCCCCAATTGCTTGCCAAGCTCAAAGAGCCGGCGCATATCCGTCAAGTCGTAACTGTTGCGCTGCTCGGGGTCTTTGTTCATGGCCTTGGCAAGAACGCGAATGTTCTTCTTTGCAAGTTCCGGCTGATCCTTTGCCTGACTTGCAATCCAGCCTAGTTCGGTGGCGTACTTGCCCATCGCAGCCTTCGCGCCGGGGCGAGAGAACACATCGCGGAACTTGCCAGCGCGCTGCGCCTCGTCCATCTGCTCCTGCGTCATCGACTTGGCCTTCTTGCCCGAATCAACGGAGTAGAGGTCGTAACCCGTTGCGCTGCGCTGCACCAAGAACATCTTGCCGGCATTGCTCGTCACGCGCTTGCCATGCCAATCGCCGGCAAAGGTCGCCTTCGCGCCGGGGCGGGAGAAGCCCTTGTATGGCTTCGACAAATCTAGGATTTGAACTCGGAAGGAATGCCAACCCGCTGCGGCTGCACGCTTCTTGACATCTTCCATTTGCGCGGGGGTCTTCGCTTGTGTTGACAGAACCTTTTCATGCAGACGATCTGTCTCACCCTTTGGCAATCCCCAAAGAACATATTCCTTTTCAAACGCCACCTTCTCGCCAGGACGCGCAAACACCCCGAGCCGCTGTTCGATTTCGTTGCGAATGTCGCTCATGCCTTCCATCGTAGCGTCCTCCTATGCGATTTACGCATTCACAAATCCGGGATCGGGAATCTGCCGCGTGTCGATGAGCTGCTGACGCTTCCCGTTGTGCCGCTTAAGCGCGGCGTAGTTCACATTGCCATCCACATCCGTCCACCCGCGCTCAAGGGCGCGCGCCGCCGGCACGGGTATCAGCGCGCAGCGGCAGTTGAAACCGCACGGCGGTGCGATCCCCTGGCGATCAAACATCTCCATCGTGCCGATGTAGCCGTCCAAGCCCTGATGCGTGGGCCGCGTCCGGTTGTCCCCGGTCGCGCTGTATTCCACCAGCGGCACGAACGCCTGCACCTTCGGTTCGCGCAGGGTCTCCGCAAGTCCTTCCGTGGCCGCCCGGTTGGTGTTCGTGCGTAGCACGGTCTCAAGCCGCGCCGTGGTCAGGTGCGTCCCCGTGACCATCTGCGTGGTGGTCACGAAATCGCCGAGGTTCATCTTGCGTATCCACTTGCCCACCACGGACTTGCCGGGTTTCTCTTCGATGACGCGGGCAATCAGCTCCTGCGTCTGCCGCGTCTGCTTCGGGTTCATGGCGGTCACGAAGAACGTGCCGTCCGTGATCCGCTTGGCCGTGGAGATTTGCCCACCCTGGGGGTTGGCCGTGATGCCGCGCAAGAGCGAATCAAGCACCGGGCTACGGGCGCGCATATCGGGCAGGGCGGTGTTGCGCTCGTGGTCGGCCACTTCGCCCCCGCTGCGCTGGGCGGCCTCAATCAGCACATCCCAATCCGTGCGCGAGATCGGCACGCGGGTGCGAAACCAGTTGGCGATGGGGGCCAGGAAGTCGCGGCCGAACCCCTCCAGCGCAATGCCCGTTTCAAGGCGGTCGAAGGTCAGGGCCGTGTTGTCCTCGAGCATCCCCGCCACGGCCTCGTCCGGGATCTTGGCCTTGTCGATGGCCTCCCGTGCGCCGAAGAGCCACGAGGCCATCAGGAGGGCCGACGTTGCCTCGTGGAACGTCCGCCAATGCTCCGCGCCCGTTTCCCCCAGTACCTGGGCTGCGATGCCCCTGCGGTACGCCTGCTGCGCCTCCTTGAGAACGCTGCGGAGGTGCTTGTCTAGCGCGGCGCGGTTCATGCCTTGCGCTTGCGCTTGCGGACGGCCACGACCTTGGGAGCCTGCGGGGCGGGTTCCTCACCCTCCGGGGCATCGTTGCCCAAACCGAGCATGGCTGCAATGGGGTTGTCCCCGCCGGCAGACTTGCCACCAAGGACGGGTTCGCCGTCCATCGGTTCGGCAAGGCCGAGGAGGTCGCGCACCTCGCGTTCGCTGACGCGGCCGCCGAGGGCCACGAACTTCTCCACGGCCTCCAGGCGCTCTTTGGTGTCCGGGCGCTCCGGGGCGAAGTTGAAACGGATGGCGCGAGCTTCGTCATCGGACGCGCCGAGCATCTTGGCGACCACGCGCACCAGGTCGGTGGTGATGGATTCCGCCAGCGCGTCCGCGTGGTAGCGGATGACGCGGGAGAGGGTGTCAGCGTGGAGATCGGCAACGCCGGACCCCATGCCCGTGCCGCCTGCCTCGCTCGAGAGCGACTGCCCAAGGATGGCCTCCTTGAGCTTGCTGCTGCACCAATCGACCATCTCCATGAAGATCTGTGCGCGGCCCGCGTTCGCGTCCTTGATGTCGATGTCGTACATCGACTCGTTCGGGCCGATGCGCGGCAGCACCACGGAGTTGTCGTTGACGAGGTTCTGAAGAACCGTCAGCATCTCGTTCTTGGCCGCATCGTTGCCAGCGGGGTAGTAGCCCACCCGGATGCCGAGCGCGTATCGCTCCGCGTAGGCGGCGGCGTTCTGAAGGATCTCCTGCTTCAGCAGCCAAATGTACCAGCACACATCGCGTGCGCCCACGCCGCGATAGACCTGATCGGCGCTGTTCGGGTCGATGAAGTTCGGAGCGGTCGTGAACACGCGGTGCAGGACGATGGCGCGGCGCTCGTTGTCATCGAACAGGTGGACGAGCGAGTCGAAGCCAAGGTCGGTCACCGACGATTCGTTGATGTACGCCGAGCCAACGCGCATAGCCACGTTGCCGCGCTGGTCGAATGCCAAGGTGTCGGAGGCGAACGGAATCCATTCGGCCACGCGCACGCCGAGCTTCGCGTCCTTCTCGTAGACGATGTTGGTGGCGGACACGCCGTACCACACGGCCTCGTGCATGGCGCGGAACAGGTCGCTGCGCCGAGGGATGGCGTTGACGATGTCGGCGATGCGCGAAGCAAGTTCCTGCGTGCGGGGGTTCTCGTCATCGTCCGCGGTCACGGACCATTCAAGGCCAGCGAGGGTGACAAGGAGGGACCGCAGGACACCTTCGATGTCCGCGTCCATCCGCATCATGGCCTGGTAGTTCACATCCAGGCGGTACGCGAGGCTGCTGTTTCGCAGCATCAGGGACGCGGTACGGAAATACGACCGCTGCACTTCCACGGGCAGGGCAAGCGGCCCGGTGGGTCCGCGGCTCGTGGGCGGTGG